GTTTTGCTCTACCAACTGAGCTATTTCCGCAACAACAATTCATTTCTCTTTCAAGAAATTATATCTAATATAAGTGAAGAGGAGGAGACTCGAACTCCCACGAAGCAATTTTCACTACCCCCTCAAAGTAGCGCGTCTACCAATTCCGCCACCTCTCCATAAGTGTGTATATAAGTAACTGTGCCCAGAACAGGACTCGAACCTGCACGTTATAAACACACGCACCTGAAACGTGCGCGTCTACCAATTCCGCCACCTGGGCTCGTAAGAGCAGGTCTTTATCTACTTATACTTATAAAAAAATATCAATAAGAGCGGAAAACGAGACTCGAACTCGCGACCCCAACCTTGGCAAGGTTGTGCTCTACCAACTGAGCTATTTCCGCAAACAACATTTCACTAAATGCTTTTAAAGTCGGGGCGACAGGATTCGAACCTGCGACCACCTGGTCCCAAACCAGGAGCGCTACCGGGCTGCGCTACACCCCGCTGCAATAAAATAGATTTCCTATTTCTCATTTGCGGGTGCAAAGGTATTATATTATTTTTATCTCTCCAAATTTTATCGCATCTTTTTTCATTTTTTTTTAATATAACACTCCTTTCTTACGAATACATTGATGGTTCAGCTCCAATAGAATCTTTATATAAATATGATTATAAGAGTTTTACAGACATCAAGAGCATATTTATGGATTCTGTAGAAAAAAGGTGAAGAATTTATAAGTAGTGTCTACTGTCTATACATCAATCAAATAAAACGTTTCAGATGTTTAGAAAAGACTATCAGATACAGCTACTTTTATTTTAGATATCTATCACGGTTGTCTTAGATATCTATAACTTTCGTCTCAGATATCTGTCAGTTACAAATTAGATATCTAAAGAAGCAAAGGTAGATACCCCCCACCGAAGCACAAAAGGAAGTTGGTAACTACAAGGAAAGACTATTGCAAGGCTCGGCGAAGAACTTGCAGACTACGACGAATGGAATCTAGGTGGTAGATTCTTTGATGGAGATAGCAACGCAGCACGTGGAGCAATCATAGATGCACTTTTAAGTTCGAGAACACGTGGCGACTTCAAACAACAGGACGCAACGGAAGAAGAAGAACGCTATATAGAAGCTGTAGAACAGCAAAGAGAGCAGTGGTATTACGAAAACTACCATATGACATACGAAGAATATCTGCAATACAGAGAAATCGTATTGCCCGAATTGTTGAGAAAATACGCTAACTTTGCACCCGATATATTATATCCACAATTTGTAGCATCATTCGAAGATGCATACGCAGCAGAACATTCACAAACGAACAATACAGAAAACAATGAGCAACAAAGAAATGACACCACAGCAGAAGAGCCAACAACTACTCCAGGCGATACAGTTTTGCAAACAGAAGAAACTAATAACAGCAGAGGAGATAGCCAAAGCAAAGAGCAACCAACAGAAGTTCCAACTGGCGTGCGAAGCAGTAATGAGAATGGAACTCTACCTCAAAGCACACCCACAGAAGTAGAAAGCGAAACCGACTACACTCTTAGCGACAAAAAAGCTGAAAATAGAGAAAACTTCTACCAAGACGCCAATGGCAACATTGATTTGGCGAATATTCCTGAAGAAGTCTTTGACAAGATAGGTAAACCCAAAGCTCCTTTACGTCTAACTCCCTCGATGTTGAAACATGTATTTGACAGACATGGGAAAGAAATGGGATTGTCCCGGACTGATGATGCTATCGATTTTATCTTAGATGTTATGGATAATTTCGACCATGTACGGCAAGGAGATAAGAATGCCGTAATTTTCTCAATAGAAAATGGAAGAAGCCGTACAGGTAGACGTGCAGTTACTATTCTGTTGAACTCTGAAAGTGGCGAATACTACGGTATAAAGACTTCGGGGTATGAAAGAATAGAAGGCTTGAATAAAAAGCCATTGCTATGGGAGAAGGGCGCGAATGAAACTTCTGCTACAGGTGCTGCTCCTGCAAATGTTACCACCGAGCAAGCCCAACAGGGCAGCGAGCCAGCTGGCAGCGCATCAAACCATAGCAATGGTTCTATTGGCAAAGATACACAATCTTCTCAAACAAAGCAAGAAAAGGAGGATAAATTTGTAGCAGCACCGAGAAAATACGGTGAAAGTATAACAGACTATGCCGAAAGAGTAGCAGAAGAACACCAGGCACAACGTACACGCAAAGAAGAGGAAGCAAAGGTTGATACCAATCCCACAGAAGCACAAAAGGAAGCTGGCAACTACAAAAAAGGACACATCAAAGTAGACGGACTTAATATTACCATCGAACAGCCAAAGGGTAGTATTCGTCGTGGCACTGATGCAAACGGCAAGCAGTGGGAAAGCGAAATGCACAACACCTACGGCTACATTCGTGGTACTGAAAGTGTAGACGGAGACCATATAGATATATTCCTTTCTGACAACCCTACAGAAGGAAATGTGTTTGTTGTAGACCAAATAAACAAAGATGGTTCATTCGACGAACACAAGGTTATGTATGGCTTCTCCGATATGGAAAGCGCAAGGCAAGCCTACCTTTCAAACTACGAAGAGGACTGGCAAGGCTTAGGCAATATCACCGAAGTAAGCAAAGAAGATTTCAAAGCGTGGATTGACAGCAGCAAACGAAAAACAAAACCTTTCACAGAATACACGTCTGCAAAAACACAAGACGATACGCAGACTAAAAAGCCAACAGAAGAGAACGCTGCACCAGCCAACACAGAAACAAACGAAAATTATGCGCATAATTCAGAGGATATTATGCACAAACAAAAGAATGTACAACTGCAGCAAGCTATCAACGCCTACGAAAACACAACTAAATTCTACTATCAGCAACTAAAGGAAGGGAAACTCGACAAAGTATTCGAGAGTAAACAATGGAAAGATGTACTCCGCAAACAAACAGAACTGCAAAAAGTACTATTGCAGCTCAACTCCGAAGCGCTGAAAGAACTACTCAAACAAACAACTAACGAAGACACCAAAAAGGAAATCAAAGGGGCATTAGACGCAGTACTTAGACAAGAACAACGGTCTATAGAATATAACGCAGTTTTAGACAAGCAAGAACCCATAACCCCTATATACAAGGAGGAGAAGAAACCCATTGCCGTTACAGAGTTTGTAGAAACGGACAAGAAAGAAGCAGAGATACACCCCGTTCTCACTGGCGTTTACCACGACAACGGCTATGTTGTGGGCACTAATGCGCATACCTTGTTGGCTCGTAAAGAAGACTATAACAAATCTTTAGAGGGAAAGATAACAAACAAGAAAGGCGAGGTTATAGATGGCAAATATCCAAATTGGCGAGCTGTAGTCGAGGGTGAAACTACAACTAATTCGTGGGGTATCAATCTTGATGAACTGCACGCATTTGTAAGAGGCGTGCTTGCCAAACTAAAGGCAGACGGAGCAAAGAAGAGTACTATCGACAGCGCAACTATAGCATTTAAGGACACTGACGGAAAAATTATTGTGTGCAACGCAAAAACACTCGACAAGGCATTGCGTGGAGCAAAAAGCATAGGGGCAACTGAATTTGGAAACAAGTCTGAAACATTCGCACACGCACAAACCAAAAAAGGCTACGTCGTTTGCCCAACAATCTCCACATACCACAGCATAAACGATAACTGTTTCGTATACGCCCCGAAAGAAGCGGCACGACAACAAACCACTGCAACACTCACCAATGACACCGAAGCAAAGCAGAAAGCCACAGAGGCAGTCTTAGCGGCTTTATCTAAAGCAGGTATAGAGGTTGTGCGTGCGACTGACGAAGAGGTAAAAGCATTGCTTAGCAACTCCCATGCAACCACATTGCGCACCCCACAAGGCACAATTTATGGTTGGTCGGTTAATGGTAAAATTTATCTTACAGAAGCAGGAATAAACCCTGATACGCCAATCCACGAGTACACCCACTTGTGGGCAGAAGCAATGATGATAAAAAACAAGAAAGGCTGGGATAGTATAAAAGCACTATTGAAAGATAATCCAATTTGGAATGAAGTCGTTGCAGATGCAAACTACTCTAATATTGCGGACAATGAAGATGCTGTTGCAAGTGAAGTCTTAAGCCGTATCAGCGGCAAAAAGAATGCTGCAAAAATGGAGGAGGAAGCACAAAGGGCTATAGATGAAGCTAAAGGTGTGTTCAAAAAAGCGGAAGCTACAACTATCCTTACCAATCTGAAGAAAGCACTCAATAGCTTATGGAAGTGGGTAAGCAAAAATATCTTTGATGTTAAAGAGTTTAGCAGCATAAACGAGGTAACAGATAAAGTATTATACGACCTTATACATGGTACAAAACTAATAAACGACAAATCTTTAATAGGCGTACATAATATATCAGAACAAAAGCTACGCAAAGTGTTAAAGCAAGGTGGATTTGCCAATCCGTCTATAGCTGTTATTGATACAGACAAGCAGGTGCATAATGATTATGGAGAAATTTCTCTCATTTTACCATCTCGCAAAGTCAATAAGTCTACAGGCAAAAATGTAGGAACATACGAGGGCGATGCATGGACACCTATGTATCCCATTATCGAAAAGCAAATGAGTAGCGATGGTAGTCTAATAATGCACAACGATATCAACTCTGTGCCAAATAAAATGCAGAGTGAAGTTCGCAATGCTTTGAATAGATGGTTAGACAATGGTTCGGATACCGATTTATCATATCTTTACCTATTCCAACAAGGGAAAGCTCCAAAGATGGCTACTGTAAAGCCTAAATATAGCAACGAAGTTTATAAATCGCTAAGAGACATTATGTTTGGTGTTGATAGCGTTTATAACTTAACGAAAGGTGAGGTAAAGAAGTTGGTAGAGCTTTATGTGCAAACAGAGCTAAACGGCGACATTGACGAATACAACAAAGCCAATGAGAGAAGAATTGCAAAGTATAAAGAAGCAATAGAAAGCGGAAGAACCAACTCTATGTATTACAAAATAGCAGAAAGAAATTTGGAAGAAGTCAAAAAGTATGGCTATCCACTTTCTTCTTTGAAAACATTTGCAGACGATGTACAGAGAGATAAAACTAAGCAAGGCAGTAAAAATGTACAAAAGACTCTTAGCGCAGCAAGTCAAATTATAAAAGACGCTGGTCTTGAAGAAGATTTTAGGAATTGGGTAGAGGGCTTAAATAATCGCTACCAAACAAAAGAGGTTATTTTTGACGGCTTCACCCCAACAGGGAAGCGTAGATACATTCCTAACACTTTAGAAAATGTATCTAAGCTTATGAAGAAACAGGGACGACAAGCGTCTACAGGATTAGGCGTATCATTCTCAAACTTCGCTGCAAGCGTAATGAAAGCCAACGGAAGTCTTGCTAATATCAGAAAAAAGAAAAGCAAACTCACAAACGAACATAAAGATATAGAAAACTTTGAAGAAAAATGGAAAGAAGTATATTTCGATTTAGCAATGAAGTTGCAACCTAATGCAAGTACATTTGACGACTACGGCTTTACACGTTTACAAGAAGCTGCACTTGAGGCTGACCCGCAAGCATTTCTAAGCAAAGAGTACGGAGTAACATTATCTAAAGAAGACGTTCGCAAGTTGCAGCAAATGGTTAAGGCTATCCAAGAAGAAAGACCTGCTATGTACTTTGAAACAAAGTTTGAACGCCCTGTTACTCTCAATGAATTCTCTAAAGCCGTTGTTCCTGAAGACCTCTCTGATGATTTGCAAAAAACATTAAGAGATAATGGAATAGAGATTTTCACATATAAGCGAGGAGACGCTGAAGACCGACAAAAAGCAACACAAGAAGCAGCTTACAGTAGTGATGATATAGCATTTCAAATAATAAGCAATGGCAATAACGAAGCCAACAATGATAGCGACACACGTTTTCAGATAGTAGGTAATAGTCTGTCGGATGAAGAAAAGAAGATAGTCGAAACCGCCAAAGCTAACAATACTTACATGAAAGCCCCCAACGGCAAGCCTACCAATCTGAGCGAAAAGCAGTGGACACAAGTAAGAACCACAGCTTTCAAAAACTGGTTCGGAGACTGGGAAAAAGCTGCACGCATAGAAAAGGTGCGCAGGAGCAAAGCTGTCGTTATTAGTGGCAGCGAATACAAAGACAAATATGAACTAAACAGAGACAGTGCCAAAGAATGGATAAAAGATAATCTACGGGGGGAATATACCATTGCTGATACAGAAGAAATAGTTAGCCTTACCAAAGTTGGAGCAAATAAGGTAACTTCACACGGAATGAGCAACAAAGCTCATCTTCAGTCAATTGCGGCTATTCCACAATTGATACGGCATGCTATATTTATTGAAGAACGTCCTAACGAAAAGCATAATAATAAATACGACAGTTACAAATATTATATTTGCGGATTAAAAATTGGCACAACTGACTATACCGTAAAGCTGACTATTGGAGTAAAGAGTGGAAAAAAGTATTACGACCACGCTTTGACAGAGATTGAAAAAGGGAAACTGCTTGACCGTATTAACGACCAAGCAGACAAAAAAGGCTTTACAACAACTGGGGACGCACCTTTACAGTCTTATGCCCTTTCTATTGGCAAAGATAGCAAGTTACTTTCAATCCTCCAAACAAATTCATCAAAAGTTGTAGACGAGAACGGAGAGCCAATGGTGGTATACCACGGAACTTTGGCTGATGGCTTAAGGCAATTCAGTACGGATTTTATAGGTAGCCGCTATAGTTACGATGAGAAAGGGTTCTTTTTTATAAGCAACAGGAAGATAGCTGATGATTATGCTGTTTCAGAATTTGATGCAAGTCGCAGGGGAGAGGTGATAGATGCTTATGTAAGCTTAGGAAATCCTCTTGTTGTCAATTCGGAATGGTGCAGGAAGAATGGTCTTGGCAGTAATGTCTTCAAGGATAATGACGTTATAGAGTTCTGGGATAACTACCAATCGCTTATAGTGGAAGAGTCTGAACAAAACGACGGCGTGATTGTAACAGATGGAGAAACGTCAATGGTTGTGGCTTTCTTCCCCAATCAAATAAAGAGTGCAACAGGCAATAACGGCAATTTCTCTACCACAGAGGACGATATCCTCTACCGTACCGTCTTCGGTGGTAACAGTGGTTACGTAGGTTATTCAATGAGCAAACGTGCTGCAGAAGCTAAAGAAGAGGGCAGATATCCCAAGACTGAATTTAGAAGAGAATACCACATAACAGCAAAGTCGCTCGATATGCTAACAAGTCTTGGTTTCATTGACAATTCAGAATGGCATCATACCAGTATGTACGGCAACAAAACACCATTCTATGGCTGGGCAGAAGATGAGTTTGCAGACGATTATCTCAAACACAAGAAAGAGGTAGACACACTCTGCAAAGGTATCGACCCTAAAACAAAACAGCCACTGATAGAGAAAGTCGAGAAACCACAGTACGAACACGAATATGAAATGCCACAATATGGCGAAGCAGAAACAGCCGCAAATCCAATTAGAGAGTGGAGACACAAGCAGATAGAAAAATACGACCAGTTTACAGGCTTTAAAGGCTATGCAGATGCTACAGAAGAAGAAAAGAAAGAAAGAGACGCTTACTTGCATTCTCTCAACGAGCAAATGGAAGAGAAGATACGAGAGATGTTAGCAAAAGACTATCCCGACTATCTTGCAGCCAAAAACGCCTTAGATGCTTATAACAATTACGAGGAAGATTTACGCAAGGCAATAGGCGAACACATAAAGGAATACTTAGACATTGACAAGTATAGCCAACGATGGAGAGAACAAACCGCCACCACACAGCCCACAACCAATACAGAAGAACTTACCAACCACGCAGAAAGTGTTGTGCAAAACTTACATCTTAACAACGTAGAAATAGTACCCGATGGCAGCAGCCTCAATGGCGAGCAAGCCACTGCAAAAGGTTTCTACAACAAGCGCACAGGTAAAATCGTAGTAGTGGCAGGCAATCACACCGACATTGCAGACATAGAGAAAACAGTACTCCACGAAGCAGTAGCGCATCACGGATTGAGAGAACTCTTTGGAGACAACTTCGACAACTTCCTCGACACCGTATTTGCAAAAGCCGACATCGAAATAAGACGGCAAATAGCCCACCTGTCAGCAAAACACGGCTGGAACGTACGCACGGCAACAGAGGAATATCTTGCCTCAATGGCAGGAGATACCAACTTCGAGCAAATCAAACCCACACTGTGGCAACGCATCAAACAACTCTTTGGAGAAATAATGAGCGCATTTGGTTTACATCACGCTAACATCACCGACAACGACCTACGTTATATACTATGGCGTAGTTACAAGAACCTACAAAGCAGTGGCAAACACAGTATACTCGACAAGGCAGAAGATATTGCAATGCAGTACCGTCTGAAAGCTGGTAACTATGCCGACAAGGCAACAGACAATGTTTTGTATCGAAGCAGCATAAACCCCACCGCAACAGAAGTTCTGCCCGATGCACGCACACGTTACGAAAAGGAAACAAAAGAACCCGACAATATAGGTTCTGTGCCAAAAACGCACAACTTCTTTAGACGTTTCTACAAATCGTACGTAGACAGTATGCTTGCATTGAAGTCATTCACAAACAGCGTACTCGAGGCAACAGGCGACAAGATGGCATCACACGAAGACACCTACAAAGCCGAAAACGCAATGACCTCCAAAAACAAAACAGACGGCGAAGTTTACAACCGTGATTACTACAACCCATTGCTCACGGCAGCGCAGCAGCTTTGCGAAGCCGTAGGAATGGACTACGATGCACTCAATATGTATATGGTAGCAAAGCACGGCTTGGAGCGTAACGAGTATATGGGCAAGCGTGCAGCACAGAACGATGAAAATGTATTGAAAGCAAAGAAAACTTTGGAAGATGCACAGGCGGCTTACAACGAAGACCCCACAAGCAAAAATGAAGCAGCAATACAAAAAGCACAAGAAAAGTATACAAATGTATACAACAAGGCATTGGAAGTCCACACCAACAAAGACTACTCTGGACTTACCGAACTCACAGGCAAAGAAGATGTTGCGGAAGCCGAATACGAAGCACAAAAGATTGTAGATGCTGTAGAAACGCCTGATGCAATGCCGAAAGTTACAGCGTTTTGGAGCAAAGTCAATGCAGCCACAAAACAGACGTTAAAGACTGGTTATGAAAGCGGCATAATGACAAAGGATACGTACGAGCATATTCTAAATATGTATAAGTATTACATTCCTTTGCGTGGGTGGGCTGAACCTACCGCAGACGATGTTTATACATATTACAACAATCGCTCTTACGAGGGGAAACCACTTACAAAAACAGCAAAGGGGCGCACATCGCTTGCCGAAGACCCAATGGCTATAATCGCATCTATGGCACAGCGTAGTATAATTGAAGCCAACAGAAACAAGATGAAACAGACGTTTCTGAATTTCGTGCTTAACCACCCTACCAGTCTTGCTACAGTTGGCGAACAATGGTACATCAAAAATGCGTTAGGAGAATGGGAGCGTAGCGATGCAAACATACCAGCAAATGCAGCCCCCGATGAGATAAGCAAGATTATTGAAGAACACGAATTGGAGATGCAAAGATTAGCCGAACAAGGCGAAGCTATCAAGCAGCGCAACGGTCTGAAACTCGACAAGCGTGTAATCAACGGAGAGGGAGCAGAGCACACCATTAAGGTATGGCGTGGTGGAAAAGAGTACATCATTTACATCAACGGGAACCCGGCAGTAGCACAAGCTGTAAACGGTCTAACAAACCCCGACACACAAGGCAGCGACTTACCTAAATGGGCTAAAATAGGAGCAGCACAGCTAAAGAATTTCTTGTCAGGCGTGTATACAAGCTTTTCTCCAGCATTCGTACTTACCAACTTTACACGAGACCAACTATTTGCCTCACAAGCTGTGTATATAAAGTATGGACTGAAATACAAGCGGCAAGCCTCAAAGAATGCACGCAACTTGTTCTTTAGTGGAGCATTGCCACGACTTGTGTACAAATGGGAACACGGCACACTCGATTTAAATAACGAGACAGAACGTTACTTCGATGAGTTTATGCGCGGGGGTGGCGAAACTGGTTTCACAGCCTTGCGAGACATAGAGAGCATAAAGAAAGAAGTAAAAGATGCCATCAATGGAAACAAAGCAAACATCGCAAAACGTGGGTGGAAGTCATTCATCAATGCCGTAGAGTTCGCCAATCGAAGTGCAGAAGATTTCAGCCGCTTTGTTACCTTTATGACGAGCCGCCAGCAAGGTAAGAATATCGTTGATTCCATCTACGATGCAAAGGACATTACTGTGAACTTCAATAAGAAAGGCAGCGGAGAAATGGGCAGCAGGTTTATGAACTTCGCTTATATCTTCTTCAATGCAGCCGTGCAGTCCATAAACAATTTCGGCACGATGCTAAAGCAGCACCCAGCACGCACAATGCTTATAATATCCAAGTTCGGTGCTTTGGGTTTTGGAGTGCCAATGCTCAACGCTTTCCTTACAGCACTTTGCGGTGGTGGCGATGATGATAAGTATTGGGACAATATGGATTGGGTTCGCAGAAACAACATCGTGTTACGTATACCATTCTTAGAAAAAACATTCATAAGCATTCCATTGCCGCAAGAGTTAAGACCTTTCTATGGTATGGGAGAAATAGCAGCATCTATTCTGTTTGGAAAGGAAACGTTCTCAAGCGGACTGCAAAAAGCCGTAGAGGGTTTTACAGGACTATTACCTATAGACTTCACAGGCAACGGTGGGAACTTGTCCATAACGCTTACACCTACTGTTCTGCAGCCAGTTGCACAGTATATGTTTAATACAGACTACTTCGGCAGAAAGGTATATAACGACAATGAGAATAAGAAGATTGCGCCAGGTTGGACTAAAGCATTCAGCAGCACACCACCAGTACTCATAGAAGCTACAAAATTCCTCAACAGCCTAACAGGCGGAAATGACGTAGACAAGGGGGCAGTCAGTCTCAATCCCGATGTTATAAACCACTTTGTAAAAGGTTACTTTGGAGGACCTGCAACATTCGTTACACAGATGAGTAGCTTGCTTTATAAAGGCTTTAGCGGAGATGCAAAAGAGATACGTTGGAGAGACATACCCGTTGCCAGCCGATTTGTACAGCAGCTCGACGAACGAAGCGTGAGAAGCAGCGCACAGGGGAGCTACAAAGATTTCAAGGAAGAGACAGAAGAGACAGAGTACCGACTTTCCAATTACAAGAAGCAGGTAAAAATGGGTAAAATGGAATATGCAAAAATGATAACAGATTTAATTAAAAGTCCTGAATATCAACGCTATAAAATAGCAAAGGCATATAAAAAGCCAATGGACTTGCTAAAGGAAACATTGAACCACATAGACAATACTACCGACAAAAAGGAAGTCGAAAAGGCACTCACAGGACTACGTCATTATATGATGGAGACAGTAGAAAGTGAGCAAAAAGGAAAGCACGCTAAACGTGAGGAAGATTTCAACTATTTAGGAGATAATCTTAGCGAGTTGAGCAATAATCTGAAGTATTCATTACGAAGCCTCAAACAAAACGAAGAACAGCGTTTAGATGGTGAAGAAGATAATGACATAGAAGAGTTTATTAGCGAAGACAAAGAAACAACAATGCGTATCATTCGTGAAATGAACAAACTCTTTAAAAAGAAGTAACAGCACACCGAAGCCCTATAAATCCACATAGGGCTTCGGTGTTATAATCCACATACCTAAATTAATACTTAACTGCACTTAAATATTTCGCATTCATATCTTTGCGACAGATAAAAATATATTTTTATGGCAAAGAAAGAAAAACTGTTAAGTGTAAAACGTGTCTGTTCTATTAAAGACAGACGTGCAATGGACAGCGTTGCAAACTCAAAACTCAATAACAAGGCACGTGCTTACGAAGTACTATTCCAAGCACAACAATACTATATGAATATGAGCGAGTTTCGCAAAGAACGTGAGCGAAATAAACGATATGCGTATGGCAGGCAATGGGAAGATGTCATTTGTGTAGATGGCAAAAGAATAACGGAAGCCGAATATATTAGACAACAAGGAAACGTACCATTGAAAAACAACCTTATCAGGCGTTTGGTGCGCAGCGTGTTAGGCGTTTACAGAAGCCAGAGCAAAGAACCTATATGCGTAGCAAGAGACCGAGACGAACAGCGTATTGGCGAAACGATGTCTACTATATTACAATGCAATAGGCAGCTTAACCGTATGGACGAAATAAGCGCACGGAGCATTGAGGAGTTTTTGATTAGTGGTTTCATTGTACACCGCAAATGGTACGGCTGGCGCAATAACAAATTAGACTGTTGGACAGATTATGTACAGCCTAACAATTTCTTCATTGACAACAAGATGCGTGATTTCAGAGGGTGGGACGCAAGTTGTATAGGAGAAATTCACGATGTCAGTTTCAATACCCTGTGCGGGCAGTTTGCAAAAACACCCGAAGACTATTATAAATTATCCGAAATATACAAGGCTGCAAAAGAACAACAGAATATCGTAAGCAACTTTACAAGCTTTGGAGTATCGGACGATACAGATATTAGTTTCTTTATGCCCAGAGACGGCAATCTTTGCAGGGTAATAGAGGTGTGGCGCAAGGAAAGCAAACCACGCTATCGCATCCACGACCCTAACAATGGAGATATTTACAAGATAGACGTAGAAGACTACCAACGAATGTTTCTCTCTATAAACGAAGAGAGAAAACAACAGGCAATAGAAGCTGGTATGGATTTAGAAGATGTACCTTTCTTGCGTGCCACGTGGTTTATAGACGATTATTGGTATTACTACTATCTAACACCATTCGGAGATATCCTCGATGAGGGAGAAACACCATACGAACACAAGAGCTACCCATACGTATTCAAAGCCTATCCATTCATAGATGGAGAGATACATTCATTCGTAAATGACGTGATAGACCAGCAGCGATACACCAACCGACTAATTACGTTATACGACTGGATAATGCGGTCAAGTGCGAAAGGTGTCTTACTCGTGCCTGAACAGAGTTTAGGGAGTATGTCTGTGGAAGAAATTGCAGACGAATGGAGCAGGTTTAATGGTGTCATTGCCTACAAGCCAAAAGCAGGAGTACCTATTCCACAACAGATTGCTGTAAACTCTACAAACATAGGCATATCAGAACTACTCAACATACAGCTTAAGTTCTTTGAGGATATTTCAGGTATTCACGGAGCATTGCAAGGTAAACCTGGATATAGTACAACAAGCGGTTCTCTCTATGCGCAGCAGGCGCAGAACGCAACCACAACTCTGTTAGACCTACTCGAAACATTCAGCCAATTTATTGTGGACGGTGCTTACAAGGACGTTAAGAATATGCAACAGTTCTACGATGGCAAACGTGTATTCAACATTGCAGGCAAGAGTGGACAGATAGTTGTCTACGACCCTAAATTAATTCGAGACGTTGAATTTGATTTGAGCATAGTAGAGAGTACATCTACGCCAGCATTCAGACAAGTTGCCAACGATTTCCTAATGCAGATTTGGCAAAGTGGACAAATCAATTTGGAACAGTTACTCGAATACGGAGACTTCCCATTTGCCGACGAACTGTTACAGAGTATAAAGGCACAGAAAGCAGAAATGCAACAGCAAGGAGGAACACCGAACGGACTACCGCCCGAATTACAACAGCAAGTTCAACAAGGTGCAGATATGGACGCTGTAAACAAGGGCTACAATATGCTTAAAGCCTCATAATAAAAACAAAGGTTGCGATTATGCAACCTTTGTCGTTTCTGTCTATACATAAACCCATCGAAATCGATGTCTTTAAAATCATACATACCTCCTATATTGTTGCTTCTGACAAAACCCTTTTGTGTGTCTTGCTTTCAGCAGCACTCTTTATTGTTGATATTATCTTTGGTATCTCCATTTCATAGTAGCAAATATGCAACCCTATTGCTCGTGTCATCAACAAGTCATCGTGTTTGCCAACGATTGCTCCAAATGCACCGTTTTTCTTACGCTCATAAAACAGATACTCATCAATACAGCGTTCGTCTCTCTCTACGTACATTTGCTTTCTTATCACCTTTACAAGCGTTGATATAATCATCGGTTTTGTAGATACGTTTGTGTGCCAACCATAACGTTTTGGCGCACCCTCCGCAATAGCCTCCGCACTTTGCTTACGAGCATAAAGGTTTGGATATACATCTTTTATTTGGTCTAATATAAATGGAGCTTGTACACCGTCTATAACTCTGTCTTTGTCTTTTGTTTCGAGCGTGTTGCTCTCTATTACCAACAATGCATTGTCATAGTAGGCGGCTATCTGTGCAGATTTCCACGCAAGTATATCCATATCGGTGTGTCCATACCATTGCGCAACAACTGACGGCTTATCACCGTCCATCATATAAAACCTATCAAATACGGTTATAACAGAGTAGTCAGCTTTTGCAGAACGTCCGCCAATATCTACAACAACAAGATATCGGTTTTCAACTCTTTCATTCGCCCATATTTCAGGTTTCTTCCATATCCACAAGCAACCCTGATGGTCCTCAACAAAACGCAAACCTTTGAATGCGTCCTTACCCTCGTCTCCATCGGCAACCATATCGCCAATGAATTGAGGAGGACAACAAGACTTCTTTAATTTCGCTACTAAATACTTGTCAAATACTCTTGTGCCTGAATGTACAAATGCTTCCACATCGTCAGACGGATATTCAGATGCCATTGTAGCGTGGTCAGGTTTTCCTTTGCGTTCTTCCACGTACCAGTGTATTGCTTCGAGAGTTGCACCAAGTTCCCACAGATACCACAAGTATTTACCACTCTCTTCACGCTCGTTACTAACATTTGTGTTATTTCTATTCTTCCATAGCTCGATAGCGAAGTCTGCTTTTTCATCTTCATTCTTAAATGGTAAGCTGTATATATCAATATCAAACCACGATATAAACAATGCCAGGAATTGTGATACACCTTTCTTTGCAGCGTCATATTCACGCTGGAAGAAGTTACCCGTACCATTCGCCGTACTTTCGTAAACTATCATCGTGTACGGCTTTAACTGAATACCTGAACAAGCAGACCGTACTATGTCTTCAGGTTTCTTTCCATCTGTAGTTTTCCAAACACCTACTTCGGAAAGGTGTACCAAGTTGTAATCACCACCACGACAACTGTCAGGACGTTCGGCTGTACCTATCTTTATTTTACAGTTTCGTTGTGGTACTCTGTATATCGCCCCCGATTTGCCTACTCCAACAAGTTTAGGCTCGTTAGTGTTGTAATACTCCCCTATCTTGTGTAGCATCTTTGTCGGATATGCCTTAATCATACGGTCGAACATATCCTTAATTTCGTCTGATGCTGTACCTTGATGCGCAATGATAAGAGAGTTTAAACCTACCTTGTGAACAAGCTGCAACCACGCCATATACAGCTGTGATGTAGTAGAACCACCCCATTGCCTGGCTTTCAACAATATAAGTCGTATAGGCTTGTTTGCAAGGCGAAGTTCTTCCAACTTCTCTACAAACCTGCGTTGTGGACGTGTCAGACGAAACAAAACATCTTCACCACCACCTTTATTTTTGATGTACACAAACAAGGCTGCCCAAAACGCAAAATCGTACTGTATGCGTATACGGACAATCTGCTCTATGATTTTAAGCCTGTTTTCCTCCGTGTACTCCGTATCCATTTCCTTTTCGCAAAACACTTTCATAGACTTGTGTTTTACGATAAGTTTAACAAGAGGAACTTTCAGCATTCCCACAGGTAGATACTGTGTAGGTAAAGGGTGGTCTTTTATAACCACCTTTTTTCTTTTCCCTATCGACCCCTCGCCTGTAATAGGATTAAACAGACGATTATTCGTTTCGTTACGCTTGTCGTTTTCAACAAGCAACTTCGATACTCGAACATCTATTTGTTTCTTACCCGTCTCCGTTCGTACCATTTTGATTTAATCTTACTGATGATAACCTTAATAGAACCCTCCGTAAGGTAGAATTTTGGTGCAGGTTGCCTAACTACTTTAAACATTATCTTTGTAAGACTAAGTGTTGGATATTTCTGTTTCATTATGGTTGCTCGCCTATATATTTCAAAAAACATATCACGCTTATTCTTACCCATACCAAGCAAGGTGTCGCCTTTCATAATCTGCAAAACAACTATTAATGCACGCTCTTCACTCACCCAAAAGCGGTCAGACGGACTGTCTGCCATTTTTCTGTAAATTTCCTCCGAACAAATAAACTTTACTTCTGATATAAGTTGATGATAAAGCCGTAATAGATTATTATTGCGCTCTTGTTCGTATTCAAATACACTCCCAAAGTTTTTCATAAAACACCAATATAAATAACTATCTGTTATATTGGCACTTGTTCCCAACTACAAAGATAATGTTTTGTGTTAATACTTAAAAGTATAAACATTAATAATGTGTCTATTTTTGCGCTATCAACTACAAAATATTGTTTTACAATGGCAGAAGAACAAAAAAATACCCCCCAAAAAAACAAGCGCGAACTTTTTATGGAGCGTTTGAAAACCAAATATCCCGATGATAACCTCGATGATGAAGAAGTGTTATATGGTAGACTTGGCGAAGACTATGACGATGCGGAGAACCAACTCGCAGAATACAAGAAACACGAGGACGAATTAGCGGGTATGTTTGCTGCCGACCCACGAAGTGCAGGCTACCTTAATAGTTGGCGTAAAGGCGCAGACCCAGCAGTAGAGCTTATTCGTATGTTTGGCGATGATGTAAGAGAAGCATTAGACGACCCCGACAAGCAAGAAGCATTAGAGGAGGCACGCAAAGAATACCTCGATAAGGTTAGCAAGTCCAAAGAGTTGGAAGAGGAATACAGCAAGAATTTAGAGGTATCTTTAGAAGAATTATCTAAATTTCAGGAGGATAACAACCTAACCGATGAAGAACTCGACAACGTTTCAGAGTTTATTATGACGATTATCACAGACGGTATCAACGGTAAGATTACACGAGATACAATGGATATGGCACTAAAGGCACTCAACCACGACACCGACATAGCCGAAGCAAGCCACGAAGCCGAAGTAAGAGGCAAGAACGCAAAGATAACAGAAAAGCTCCGCAAAACAGGAGATGGAATGGCAGCTATGGGAGGGCAAAACGGAATACCGGAAAAACCAAAACGCAAATCGACTATTTTCAGCGATGCGGAAATGGCAAAATAAATTTTTTACTAATAATATTTATATGTAAGTATGGCAGAAGTTATTCAAACAGTAGACAAAACACCTGTAGCAGCACCAGGCTCTACAGGATTAGGAACCCAATTACCAGGTCAAGCCACAACCGTAGATGGTATGGCAGCCGCAACAGGTGGCGTTGGACCTGGCGAACTTATGGAGGTAGACGTCGATGCCGAACTTGCCAAGTTCGAAAGCGATGACACCCCACTTTGTTCACTTATGCTCGCTGCAAAGAAAGTACCCGTAGGTTCACCCAGAGTACAGCACTATCAAATGGACGAGGAAGTTTCAACTGTTACTACCACTGCAGCGGTAACAAAAGGGACAGCAGCTTCTTTCTCTCTTTCTCTTTCAGAAGAGGATAAGAGTTATGTTCAAACCTACTCAACATTGAGAGTAAGAGGCGTAAATGGATACACAGAAGACGGTTCAAAAGAAGATGCAGGTTCTGACTTGCAGCTTTATGTTACAGGTAGAGATGCCAGCGACAACCCTATCGTCCGTTGTGTAAACGGTCCACGCCAAAGTCCTACCAACGAGTATTGTCAAACACCAGCAATACCAAAGGGTGCAAAGATTGATATCCTTGCAACAGCACTACACGAAACACAAAAGGTTGTGCCTCCCGACACATTCGTCCCTGTGCCAACACTTGTTACTCTACAGAAGCGAGGAATGACACGTGTAGTTTCTGACTACTTCGATAGTGAAAAGAAGCGTATTCCATTTACAAATGCGTTGCTTGCCGAATACTCTATTCGTAAGTTTAAGCACACAACCAACCGTTCTTTGTGGATTGGTCGTGGTGGCAAAATGCCAGTTAAGGACGATAAGACAGGTACACAGATTGTGTATTTTATGACTGGTATTCGTTGGAGCTTTAAACGTGAAATGGAGCACATTGGAAAGTGGGAGTACGAAGACTTTGTAGGTCTTGGCAAACTCTTCTATACAGGCGCAGATGTACCAAAGGGCGCAATCTGTTTGTGCGGTAAGAATTTCTTAGAGAATATTCAATGCATAGACTTCTCAAAGCACCCCGAAGTGCAAATTAAAGTCGAAACCAATAACTTAGGTTGGAGCATTACACGTTTCCACACTGTATTTGGCGACTTTGATTTTAAACACGAGCCAACACTCGACCGTATCGGTTACAGCAACAGTGCCGCAATCTTAGGAAGCGACCGTCTTGTACACTATGTTCGCAGCGCAGAACACACCGATACGGAGAATGTAGAAGAGCACGAAGCAAAACGTGAGACGCTCATCGTATGGGACGCACTCGCACTCAAAGGTGCTTGCCACATCTTCATCAACGGCGAAGGTACACCAAAAGCAGCTGGCGCAACAAGCTATACAGTTTGGAAAACCAATCAAGCACCAACAGGCGCAGACTTGGTAGACGGCAAAGTTTACTATCTACTTGTAGATTGTCCAGGCATCAATGCTAAAGCGCACAAGGGCGAAACTTGGATTTACAAATCTGCAGGCGGTACTGGCTCTTGGGAGAAGTACGAGGGTGAATTAGACTTGTAAATTAGTGTATTTCATAATGTGATAATTTTTAAATGTTAGTAACCAAAGGGGAGGTTGAGATAAGCTCGCCTCCCCTTTTAACTTTTTAGCGATGACACAAAAAACGTATGGCGTATATGGAATGATAGAATGGAGTATTCTATTAAACGTTGCAGGTCGAATTATGAATATTGATTTTGAGGGCGGACTTGCATCAGGCACAGGCATTCGTCCTGCCACTTTCACCACTCGCAACGAAATAGTTCAGTTCGCAATAGAGAATAGCGGACACTTTAAACAAGGACGAATAATCCTTGTTAGCGAAATGGACATCGAAGAGCCAAAGGAAGTAATAGCAGAGGATACAGAGATAAACCCTACTAACACAGAAGAAGTAGTAGAAGACAACTTAACAGAGGTCGAAGTGAGCAGCTTAGAAGAAGCAGTAGACTATTTAGTATCGAACTTTGACGATGCAAAGAAACAGCAGCTTCGCAGCAAGGTAACAGCAAAAGCCTTTGCAGAAACAAAGGGTATTCGTTTTGTAGGACTTTAATCACTTGTATTGCAATGATATACAAAGTTGCAGATTTAGTAAACGAGGTGCGAACTGTTATTGACAGAAACAATAGCAGCGCACCTCTTGCTGGTTTAACAGACGTAGACACATTGAGCATAGACACGCTTATAGAGAGCAAGATAGAAGATGCGGCACGTGCAGTAACTGTAAATGCTCCACGCCATTTGTTAGATAGTGGCAAGAGCATAGGTACAGCCGTAGCGTGGAGTTCGTCAAAGACAAAACACTGGGGCTTTACACAACTCCCCGAAGACTTTTTGCGATTACTAATATTCCAAATGGCTGATTGGAGCTATCCCGTAACAGAAGCAATCACAGATGCAGCCCCCGAATACAAACAGCAGAACAGCCGTTTTGCAGGAATAGGAGGCAATCCGCAACGCCCTGTTGTAGCTATTGTACAACACCCTATTGGTTTGATATTGGAATTTTATTCGTGTACATCTAACGATGTAGCCGTAAAGGTGGCACGCTACATTCCTATACCACGTATAGAAGACGAACATATCGGTATATCCGAAAAACTCGAAAAGGCTGTGATATACTACTGTGCCTATCTTGTCCTTTCCTCTTTGTCCGAAGTAGAACAAGCAAAACTAATGTATTCTATTTATATGGACTTGTCCGAACTGAAACATTAATATAATATTATGACTGACAACCTTTTAGGAACATACCAAAGTTTAGAAGCCGTACACGTAGCGCACCCATTAGGTGGCATACAAGGCGACTATGTAATTGTGGGCGATAGCAATTACTATTGGAATCCGTTATCATTAGAATGGACGAAAGAGAAGCCTACTGTTACTGTACCAGCCAACAAAATTAAAGAGAAAAACAATCTTGGCAATTTCGCAAACATCTTAGAGGTATATAGTAGATACCCCGATGGTGGTAAGGAGGGCGACTATCTATTCATAGACGGCATAGAATACGTTTGGAATAGATGGGAGCGTATATGGCAAAGCAAGGGCGACACTACGCCAACAGGCGGACGAACTACAAACACCTTTGATGGAGACCTCGCCGTTGAGAACGATTTAATTGTAGGTGGTATATTACGTGTAAAAGGGTTCAGTTTCGATAATCCCGATACACCAGGTGGCAGCAGTGGACAAGGCACACCAGCCACTATGTCGTTAAAAACGCTAAACGAATTTCCAACGACACCCGAACAAGCTATTGCTTTTGTTAAAGAGAAAAACCAACACACAGTTCTCTCTATAGTTGAGAATGGTATAAATGTAGGTGTACTTCACATCTATGCAGACCAATTCCGACAAGTCCTCACAGAGGTAATAGAAACACGTCTTTTGGTAAATGGCACAAAGGTCGGTGGCGGACACGTGTATTCAGAACCTATACGCTATTGGCGCAACTATGGTTTACGGCAAGACTATAGCGGTATAAAGAAGTATCAATGGACGCTATGGCGACAATGCAAAGACGATACACTTGTGCGTCTTAACGAACGTCTTGATATGATGTTTGAAATATACAACGCATCGCCAAATGGTCAATTATACACATTACGTGAAGTCGTAAGCACTGTTACAGATGATAACAGAGTTGAGTTCAAACGTTGTATGATGATTAGTTTCTTAAGTGCAGAAACAAAAAAGCGTGTATACTATGTATGCTCAACCACCGACAGGTCAAAGAATGAAAACGATTGGAAACAACTAACAACAGAAGACGATTTAGAACAGACAAAACAACACGTTAGCACATTACCTTTCGATGGATATGTAGATGATGTGCAAGCCGTTTCACTATCAGCAGCCGATGACGCAGAAGACAGCAATACATCTAACGGATTAACTCTCACTCCCGAAAACAAGAAAGGCGTTATGTGGGACAGAGTTAAGAACGTGTTTGTGTATCAAAAAGGAGACACCTATTACACTAACTGGAAAGGTGCTGACGATTATGGAGAACTTGCGCACGATGGACGCAAGCCAACTGTGGGCATACTATTCTATCATCGCATTTATGGAAATGCGTGTACGTGGAACGGCTCTAAAATGCTACCTATTATAGGAGGTAGTAAGACAGAGATTATAGAAGATGCAACACGCATCACAGAGGAAGAGATAAACAATATAGTAAACGAATAAAACAAATACTATGGCAGAAAGACATTTCTTAGATATCGCAGGGTTAAAGCACTTCGCACGCAAGATAAAAGAAAACCTTGCGCAGACGCAACGAGTTGTAACAAACAAAAACTTCTTAGCAGAGCTTGACAGCAACGAACTTGCGATACTTGACAATTCACAATTTACCTATCCTGCAGGACAGGCGTGGTGGATAAACGTTAAGCAGAAGCTTATCTCCGACAACAGCCGAAAGGCGTTTGAATTTATAGTTGTAACAGGAGCGAATACAGCCAACATCAATTTCAGCTGGTACTTAGACGTTAAGAGAGACGCAACACCATTGCAACCAAATTCAGCCTATCTGTTTCGTCTATATGGCTATGGAACACAATATCAGAATGGTCAGTTGTATGGCAAAACGCTTTATGTAGTAAAGGAGAAAATTGGATAAATCATAATCAATAAAACAGTTTAGTTATATGGCAGAGAAAAAATTTTTAGATTTAGAAGGTCTTAAACATTACAACAGCAAGATTAAAGCAGGTTCTGTTCGAGTGGGACACGCAGAAGTAGCCGAACGAGTGGCAGCATCAGGCATTCAGTGGGGAACAACACAAATTCCACTCGCCAACATTCCACGTGCAGCAATGGAACGTTGTATGGTTGTAGCAAACGACACAGCACGTTTCGCACTTACAACAGACCAAGTACAGAATGGCGACACCGTGAAAGTTACATTAAACGGTAAGATGTATTTTGTAAAGGACGATACCAAACTTAACTCCGAAGCTGGTTACGAACCTTATGTTGCAGGTGCAGCATCTACAGCCGAAGTTGCCGAAAGTGTCGATTGGGCGAAAGTGAAAAACAAGCCAAACAAGTTTGTTCCCGAAAATCACGGCACAAATGTAGTAACAGCACTCACAGGCTATATTCCATCGCTTGATACAGATAACGTTTTTAACGAACTTAGCGAAAGCGATACACTTAATGCAGCCTTAAATAAGCTGTATAAGAACGACTACAGAATGCTTCCAACTCTTGATATTGAGAATTTAGACTATTCACCAGGCACAGGCTTAGAAGCCGTTAAGAGGCTCGCAGGTATGCAAGCTGTTATTCGCTATACGCTTACCTATACAAACGGAGACAACAAGACGTATGCGGTTGGAACATTAGAGGAGTTTACAGACAACGCTACACTTGCTATTACGCAGATAGCTGAAACACGATGCGTATTAGACGGCACTAAAAGTTTTCGCTTTAAAGAGGCACAAGGCGCACAACGCTATATTCGTCATTACATATTAAAAGACGGCAACCCATTAGGCGCAAAGAACACGTGGACAGCGTGGAAGCCATATTGTGGAGAGGAAACACAAAAGCTAATTGATGCAGCAAAACAGGAGGGGACAGATGCTAAAACCCTTGCTAACAGCGTAAAGAACGAGGTAAACAATTTTACACGTATCACTGAAAGCGAGATAGATGCTGTTATTTAATATACTATTCTATCAAACAAGAAAGGAGGAAGTATGAATTATTTAGAACAATTCAAATATGTTATCTGTTCTATCATCAGTGGTATGCTAAGTCTATTCTTTCCTATTAGGGACTTTATGTACGCTATGTTGATAGTATTCACACTGAATTACATATTTGGTGTGGTAGCAGGTCTTAAGCATGGCGAAAGATGGGATTTGAAGAAATCAATGGTATTCTTTTATCATTGTGCTGTCTTTTTTGTAATGACAGCATCTATATTTCTTACAGGCTATTTCTTGCATGCAGGTGCGGAAACTTTGGGTGTCGTAAAGGCTCTTTGTGGTGTGGCAATATGGTTCTACGCTACAAATATAGTAAGAAATTGGCGTATGATGCTCATTGAGAATACCACGATGTGGAAGGTGGCAGGCTTCGTCTACTACGTATTAACCTTAAAGGTAGTAGATAAAATACCTTTCCTGAACGAGTATTTAAAGAGTACCAACAGCAAGGCAGATAGCGACAAAGCAGATATTTTATAGTTTCATAATAAAAAAAAGAAGAAAATAAAAATGAAAAATTTAAGCAGTAGTAATATCTTATTAGCCTTAGTAGGCTTACTTATATCGTTCTTTATAACGATTAGTTCTTCAAAAGCAGACGCACCAACCATAAATGTATGCGCCTATTCTCTAATAGTAGTGAGCGTTGTCAGCTTTATGGTAGAAGCGTTTCGTCTACTCATTAAGGAGGGCGCACGTTGGCAGTGGACACGCATCGTGTCGTGGCTAACAGGCGGTATCGTAGGCACTATGTTAGGACTTTTACTTTCATAATTTTGTTTTGTATAATTATTTATTGTTTTATTTCAGGCTGCTGCCAGTTCGAGATGAATAGGCACAGCTGCTTTTTAAACACACAAACACAATGGAAACAGTATTATTAGGACAGGGCGGAGAACACCAAGACGGTGTTGTTCGCATCAATTACAAGAGCGACTTTCCTCTCGAAGTGAAAGTAGTTAGAAATGGCGTAGCAGAGAACTTTCCTGATGCCGATTTTACATTGACGGCAAAGACAGAGGGAGGTTTCACTGTGTACAAGGCAGAGCGCAAAGCAGGCGTATATAGCCATTGCAAGCGAGACGGAGAACGGCTGATAATGTTCTTCGACAATCACGGACTTGCCAAAGGCAGGCTTATAGTGTCAGCTGTTATAAATCACCCCGATGCCGACTACACCGAAGATGGTATCAGACAAGAGAACCTAACTACCACAACCAACATAGAGCTTGTGGAGGATAACGGAGATGCGCTACAATTGCAATTACCCGAGCCTCTTGTGATAGAGAAAGTGGTAGAAAAGATTGTGGAGAAAGAAACCGACCACTACACCGACCTACAGAAGAAAGCAGCAGCGTGGGTGGCAGGGTTAGACACAAGCAATGACCCTGCACGTCCTTTAATTTTGGATTACTTCTTAAAGAATATAACCGAAATAGATAGTTTGATAACAACTTTTCAGGGTGGTTATATGAACGGAGCAAATGAAACAGACCCCGATTTTAACGAGAAGTTAGAACTTGCAAAGGTTTGCTTCAGTACCCCTTATTTAACACCTACGGGAGTAAGCTGCTTTGAGGGTATGAATGCTCCACATTTAGACTTAGATTTATTTTCTATGGGACAATGCGATATATCAAGTTCATTTAATAATACCATAGTAAACACTATAACTATAACTGCGCAAGGATTTTTTGCTGGATATGGCATTCCTGAGAACGACCAAGATGCGATTCTCCAAAGCGCATCTAAATTATTCGTAGAATGCGTTGCTAAAAAGGTAAGAATTACCAAGAGTATCATGTCAAACAAAAATGTTTACTATTATTTAGCAACTATTAAAGATAGCAAGGTGGAGTGTTTCGAGTTCGAGGAAAATAGAAAAGAATACGCCTTAGATATTAACATCGTTGCCGAAAAGATACTACCCGATGTATCGCAAGATGAGCATAAACCAAAGCTAATATTTAGGAATGTAGTTGGTACAGTAAACGAAGAGTTAAAACAGAAGATACTTGCCAAAGGTTATCCATCAGTAGAGTTCTACGAGGGAGAGAATAAGGTGTTATAATGTAAATGGGGTATTCGGCTTAACAAGGTCGAATACCCCATTTTAAAATATATACAATTAAAACGGACTTTGCGAACGTCGCACACGTCCACTCCGCCTGTTTATAGTAGCCGTAATCTTGTCTGTTATATCTTCCAACCTTTGCGCCCACAGTACTTTATTTTCAGGCATTGTAATGCCTACCCAATCACTTAGCACGCTACAAATCAAATATTCGTGTATAAGATGAACCAAATATTCTAAAGACGTGCGAGAGAACGTTGTAGGCACTTTCATATCTATAATGTAGTTCTTAGGGTCTGCAAATGCATCGTCCAAATGCTCACCACCTACAATATCTGTGTGTGTATAAGCATACAGCAGCTCTATGCACTCCTGATGAGCCAATCGCAGAACACGTAATACCCTATCCAAGTTTTCGTCCTGCACAATATCCTTAAGCTCTTGCTTTGCGTTTGTATTGTCCGAAGCAGATACTTCGCTTTGCACCCAGCTATTGTTACTAATGTCGTGCAACAGCTCATCACGCTTAAACAGCAGGCTTACTTGTAACTGTTCTCTGTCGCTTGCCAACTTTGTAAACTGACAATACCCACCATCACATTTTAATTCCATATATTAACCTCCTTTATATTAAAACCTTGTGCCACGTCTATGGCGAGTGCGTTTGCTCATAGCCTCGTAAATCTGTGGCAACAGACCCTCCGCCATCTTGTAATAGGCATTTGCTTCGTCCGCATTTGTCTTTAGATACCAATTACCAATAGCATAATTCACAATATAGTCGTGCAAACCAGCTGAAATGAAGTCTATAGAAGACACACTAAAGTTATATGGCATACTAAAAACAAATACATATCCTTTGTCTACAGAACGCTTAACATCGTTCTTAAGACTGTTGTTTATTTCCTCCACTTCCTCATAGTTATATATATACTTGCCTAAATGAGTGCGTAGCTTTGCAATAGCACTCTGTATGCTTCTATACAGTTCGTTCTCACATTCCTCCGAACTATCTGTGATTGCATCGGCTGCTTCCTCATACTTGTCTCCACTCATAGCCGTACGATTTGCAAGATATGTCTTTGTGGCTATGTCATAGAACAGCTCACCAATCTTTATTGTAATTTTAATTTCTGTCTTTGCCATATTCTTTGTTATTCAAAATTAGCTTTTGTAGGTGCAAACTTCATACACAGCTTGCGTCTTATGCCCTTTATAAAGTCATTGTAGTTTGCAAAGTAATATTCGCAACGTTCCTTGTCTGTCAATTCAAACCACTTGCACAGAATGAAATTCACAAAACAACTAAACAAATCCTTTTGCAATACTGTCTTCCTTTGTGCTACATCGCTCAAAGGCTGTATTATAAATGTGGCATCGTTACTTTTATCGTTTGACACAATATCCTTTATAAAGCGTTGCAACTCGCCAGCCACCTTTCCACAACAGTCCTCCCAATACCTATCCAATAGTTCATTATCACTATCCGTAATAGCTATGCGAGTATAAGTATCCGCTTGTCCGTCCTGCTCTTTAAAGCTCTTTGCGCCAACGTAGCCACTAATCCTCGCCACTTCGTTGTAAACGTCTTTCCTCTTTATATCTAATTCAATATTTGTTATCATACCTGCAAACTTAATTATAATACCTTTTAATCATTAGTTATTCATTAACGCAACTGATTATTAAACCTGCCACGCAACGATACACTTGCATTGCTCAAACTTTGCGACGTTGTAAGGCTGCCAAAGCCTACAATGCGAAAGTATTTGTAAGGCGACCCACTAAAGCCACGCAGATAGTGATTTTCAGAGGACCACACTATATTCCAGCTGTTAAGGTCTACAGAACCGTACAGCACCATTTTAACGCTACCATCATTAAAGTGTCCACGCTGAATGATACTCTCAACAGTCTTTAATACGTCAGGCACACCAAATTTTAGCGGACGTGTAACAAATAGAAATTTTGCATCGTTCCTATTCTCATATTCTGAAAGGTCTATTAAGCTACCATCGCTACACATAGTCAATGCCTGTGGGTATGAATTAACACCGTGAGTAATAGAACTCGTCATCATACCCCACATCTTCGTACGGAGCGAATATACATACGCATACGCCTTTGTGGGATTGTACAGCACAATACGTTGATGTGTGTAATCGAACACCATTCCACTATCTTGTATGTACTGTTTAAAAGGTATATAATCAAAGTGTTTATCTAACAGACCTGCCAACTTTATAATTTCAGATCCAAAGCGCAAAGAACCCATATTAAACGCATCTTCGCTCTCTAATACTTCTGTAATGCAGGTACTTTGAGAACCCGACAACATCATAACTCCTCGTGTCGTTGCAAACAGCACAGCACTATCTACTTGTGTTATGCTATCATTATCCACACACACGTCCCTTGTAATGGGCTGGCGTGCCGAATAAGCACCATTGGACATAACTTCCAAAGCCCACACGCCATCAGATGTGAAAGCATACAATGGAAACTGTCCAAACTGACCTTCTGAAAGAGCCTTTGCAGCAGTGGAGATACCATATACTTCACCAACACCGACTGTGGTAATGCCTAAAATAGGAAATACAAAGGGGTTGTTCACCTTTGAAGTGTATATCTTGTTAGCTATATTTACAGTTCTATTGGCACTTGTTGATACGATAGGAATATTAACGCCATTAAAGGCTTCTGTATCTAACTCTTTCATATCGCCCAGCCGTCTAAAATTACCAAACCAAAATGCACCGTTAAGCCCTATATGACTTTCGAGCGGTAGTTCAAAGTAGCGTTCCTTGCTTGCATTCCATTCGCCAAATTCCCAGTCCCCTTGTATGCGAATGATAGCCTTATAGGCATTTGCGTTTGGATAATAGAAGTAATAGATAGGCACATTACAGAATATATCCTTTGTGTCGCTTTCAACCACTATGTTGCGCCCACCTTGTTTAACGTATACATACGCACGCACCTTGCTCATCTTCTGTTCTGCAGCTTCTATGCCGTCAGAGTTTACAGCCGTATTTACAGCCGATGGATTAAAGCCACTAAACAGCTTCTTTGAAAGCCCAGTAAGATTTAAGCGTTGGTTGTACACAAACGAATATTTTGCAGTAAGTCTATCGTGGCTGTCGTAATCGTCTGCCATCGTCTGTCTATTCACAAGAGCCTTAAGGAAGTACTCATCAATGTCTATCTTCTTTCTAACTCCCGATGTTAGTTCTTCTATGTTAATGCTTTTGAGGAGATAGAAATCACGGCACGTCTTTACATTCTCTAATACTGTTTTAAATGGTACTTTTGGAATTTCAATACTCGCCTTAAAACCAACGTCCGCATATTGCGCACCGTCAGGCACATTAAACTTCTTCTTATAAGCTGTAATCCAGCTCCAATCGCTATATTTACCCTCCGCCTGCACTTCTTTTAAGTTGCAAACAGATTTTACAGTGGTCATATCAGATGACAGAACAGGCGTTATATTTAAATACTCTATGTCGCCACTTTGTTTGTATGTATATATAGGAGCTGAAATGTATACATCAACCGACTTAACGATATCTTTCCAGGTTTTAAGCTTCTCAATTACGCTTGCATCATCTGTTACGATGTAGTCTAAATCGCATACCATTCCAAACACACGGTAGCTTATTTGTGTTGTGGAAAAGAACACCTTATCCCCTGCCTTATAAAAGTTCATACCCTCTTCCATACATATAGGGCTGCATTCTGTAGACGGTATCATTAATATAGGCGCAGAGTGTTTCGTTAAGCTGCCGTCATATAAACGGTAAGCATATCGTACAAAGAATGGGTAGATAAATTTGCCGTTGCGTTCGTAATTTTCTGCTATAAACTTATTCACATACCCCAACACGTAATCTGTTATCTCTTTCTTTTCACTATCCCTAATCTTCAGGCGCAGCGTGGACTTGCCATTTAATCTATCATTCAAGAAGCCACCCCATTCAGCTTTACTTACTCCTTTGTCAAAATTCACAATTGAAACGTCCAGCTTGTCGCTCTGTTTCAATTCTCCTTGCAAGCCAAAGAGAAGAGATACATCAGGTATTTCACTACCTAATATTTTATAAGCGTTCCTTTCGCTCTCCCATAAAAGATATCGCACGCCTGATGTTGTAAGTAGAATTAATGTGTTTCCAACAGAAGATATGCGATACAAGCCATCATCTTTTAAATCGCAAAGTTCGTGAATGTCCGTTCCATTGACAGACCAATACAAATGCCCTCCCCTGTATAAGTTAGACTTGCTCGCAACGATAGAACCATTAGACGCAGCATTATAACCAACATCAACTATAATATAGTTTGTATACTTATCTCCACGATGCACATATAGTACCGTACTATCCTTACTACCCAATTTAAGCACTGTCTTAGCCTCCTGAATGCCCGAAAGGCTAATATTACCACCTGCACTAACATTGTCAGGCAGCAAACCCATTACGGCAGCCAATTCGCCATCGCCACAGTCATAATCAGAACCTGCAGCCGTAAAGCCCTTATATTTTACCTCGTCAATCATACTCTGTCTTAATTTCAATTACAGTTGCGAAGATAGCACTAAACACACCCATTAGAATATTAAGTATTAATCCACAATATATATGTACACCATACAAAATGTTTTCTCTATAGAAAGAAGTCCCCACAGTGGAGATTGGAGAGACAAGACAACGTAGGCAAAAAGGGGAGCGAGAAATTAAGCTCCCTTTTTTCTATTAAAATCTATAGTAGAAAAACATATTCCCTATTTGTCGCACTTGCGTATAATTAACTGTTATACAACGCATTATGAGATAATAAATTTATTTTTTAAAACAACTTCCATATTTGTCGCATATCTTTGTAATTATCTGTTTATTAATATGTTACAAAGATATTAATTTGATTATAAAAAATGCTCCCTATTTGTCGCAGTTACTCGTCTTTTATAGTAAAACACCCTATTTTTTAAAAGTCTAATTTAACATTTAGTTTTGGCGCATTTTAAAACATATTCCCTATTTGTCGCTATTATATATAACAAGTTGATTATTAGTATATTATAAGTATTTAATTTAAAAACGCAAAATATATTCCCTATTTGTCGCAGTACCGTATAATTTTCTATACAACAGATAGTTATAAATGTATCAATATTTTGAGTTTTAAATGTTCCTTATTTGTCGCAATTTGCATTTTCAGTCTTTTTGTTTTAACAATTAATCTTTAAAGTCTTTATTTTTGTTTAATTCTATTTATTTTTCTTAACCCTCGCGCGCACGTGCGGTTAGGATAAAGCTATATATATAATATATTATATAAAAAGAAAAGAAAAAGAAAAGAAAAATATTATTATAATACGCACGAGAAAAAATTTTTCGTTTTTTCTATTTTTACATTCTTTCACAATTAAAAGAAAGAAAAACAAAGAAAAGAAAGAAACATTTCTTATGGTTGTTGTTTTAATTTTTCTTGCATCATTTCAAAATCTTTTCTTATGTCTGTGGCGAGAACTTTTGCGTACGTGCTTTCGGTTATTTTGATGGACGAGTGTCCGAGCATCTTTGAGATATGCTCCATCTTCACACCAAGCGATAAAGCCATAACAGCGTAAGTATGCCTCGCCCAGTGTGTGGAAATGGGTTTGTCTATCTTTGCATACGATGCAACGACTTTCAAATACTGATTGTACTTTCCGTTGCTTATGATAGGTAGTTTGTAGTTGTATTTCTTTAAAACCTGCATTGCCTTGTCGAGTATCATCACGAAATAATCCTCGTTTGTCTTTTGCCTTGTATCTCTGATAACATAGCAGCTTCCCTGTTTCTCCGTTTTCGAGAAGTCGAATTTCGCTAAGTCCCCGTATGAAAGACCTGTGTAACTCTGGAATATGAACAAGTCCCTGACACGCTCCACGGCTTTATCTATAATCGTACAGCTTTCTATCCGTTTCAGTTCGTCCATTGTCAGGTACTTTATGCCCTTAGACTTTCCACGCTCAATTTTTAGTTTGCTATATGGGTTGGCTGTTAAGTAATCGAACCTTATAGCCTCGTTGATGTATGCTTTCAGTCGCTTGTGGTAACCGTAGATGGTTGTCTGCAGGTAGTCCTTACCGTGCAGCCAGTCATCAAATCTTGCGATATTGGCTGTTGTTATGTCGGAGAAGTGTTCTATGTATTTAAACTCTTCGAGTGCCGCCAATAGAGTTCTGTGTACCCTCTTTGTACTTTCCCTAATGTCGCCACGGTCAAGCAGTCGTTCTGCAATGAACTCTATAAACGTCAGGCTGCTATCATTGGAACTTGTGCGTTTCATAAAACTTGTAAGCTCATCGAACGAGAAAGGAACGTTGCGTTGTATTCCGTCCTTTATGAAGTCCTGTACCTGCTTCAGCTGTGCGTCTAAAGTGTCGTTGTATTCAAAAGTGTGTGGCGAATTGACAACCTTGTATCGTTCGTCCCATTGGTCAGCGTACACTTTTATTCCTGTCGAGAACCATTTGCGTTTCCTTTCGTGCATAACTTCCAGCTGTACCAATCCTTTTTTGTCTTTCGTTGCAACGTGTTTTCTATCAAACACAAGTCTAACCATAGCGTATTTCATATAATTATTTGTTTTTTGGTATCACAGATGGTATCGCATAGGGTACAAAACTATAACCGTTATTGTCCGTTAATGTCCGTTATATCCCACTTAGCGTTAATCCTAATTTTATTATAACTTTCTGACTATCAGTTGCAAACTCCTCATTATCAATAAAATAGGAGAGTTATTAACTCCCCTATTCTGTGATCCGCATGGGGCTCGAACCCATGACCCCAACATTAAAAGTGTTGTGCCATAACTTGTCTAACCTATTATATATTAGCTGTTTTTAGTATTTTATCTTATTTATCGGATACGCATAAGCACATTTTTTCTTTGTTTATAGATATATTTGAAATCTTAAAATATCATAATACGGATTGATTATTTAGTTTAATCTTAGATTAATCTAAATATATTTATTACCTTTGCATTACAATATAAATAACAATAGTACAAAGATAATAATAAAAGAGCAATGAATGAAGAGATTTTGAAAATAGTTTTAAACGATAAGTCTTTCAGCAAAGATGAGTCGGTTTCGATTGTCGGAGGTTTGCGCAGGTTTACAGAGCTTTGCGCAAAGGGTTTAATAAGATACAGCAAGGCATCTTCCTCTCAAAACGGAAGATGGAAGTGTAATGCTTATGATGTTTTGAAAAATGCAAGTCTTTAACATAATGATTTTAAGTAATTATTACGCCTATTGATCAGGCGTGGCTTGCAAGCTTCGCAAGCAATATTAATAAATTAATAGACTACCATATATGACTATATTAGAAAGAAGAATGGAGAGTGTGCATAATAATTTACTTAGGGTGTCTAAGGAACTTAAGAAAAAAGGTTGCCGTGTATATGCCTCGAAAGGTACTGACTACTACACCTTAATACATATTAGGCGTGGAGATAAAGCAGTCAATGTGGGGTTTGCCTATATATGGTATATGTCAAGCCCTTTAGACGATATGGTTCTTTGCGTTGGGAGAACTAATAATGGTAAATTTCCTTTCAGCGTTAGTAAAATATTTGAGAATCTCGAAGAGGTTGAGATTGAACAACCTGTAACTTATGAGGAAATATAAAATTAAACCAAAATCAATATGAATACAAAAACAATGAATAAATTATGCGCCTCTTATATGGAGAACGCAAGAGCGTTAAAAAGAAAATTTCCTAATAGGAACTTTGTATTGCGTCTAATAGAAGATGCTTATAGAGCAGGTTTAGAAGATGCCTACAAAGGTATAAAGCCGTTAGACTGGACGGTGTGGAAAGGCGGAATGTCGGCAACTACTTTCGTAGGTATGTTTTCTATTTACCCGCTTTTGAAAGGTGGGTTTGAAGTAGTTTACGACGGAGAAACTTTGTGTACTCGTTCTACCTTATCAAAGGCGAAAGAATTTGCGAACAATATCTATAAAAAGAAAGTTAAGGAAAGGTTGGGGTTATGACACAGAAAGATTTAGCAGAAGAGTATCTTACAAAGGCAAAAGAGAACGCTATACGCTTCAAAGATATAAATTTCTTTAATGGACCTTTGTATCAGGAAAATGACATCAAAGCAGCTTTCAACGCAGGGCGTGAGAGTATGGTTGAGAGTTTGCCAAAATTGAAATGGCAAAGAGTTCACAAAGATGGACCATACCTTGCCGTAACAGTTTTTAATTGGTTCTACAGAATAGAATTTATTTATAACAAATTTCATTTATTCTGTAATAGCTATTTTATCAGTTGTTATATCTCACTTTCAGTAGCCAAGCAGGCAGCCAACGAACACTATAAGAAACAAATTAAACAAGCATTGGGATTATGAGAAAAAAAGTGCCCTGTAAGCACTCCCGAAGATTGGCTTAACCTACTTTTGGTTTCACCAAGAAAGAGAAAAACTGACTATTCTTAGGATAGATACGCTTCCCATTCTTTACGATGTAACGGCAAAAGGTTCTAATCAAGCCGTCTTCTTGCAAATTGCTCATTCAAAACACCTCCTTTCTTGTTTGCGTCCAACCTGTATTGGAACGCTCGTTGCACTCTACCAAAGTGCAACAAAAAAGCCCACAACTTACAGGATTGCAGGCTTAATCTCTTTTGCGAGACGAGGACGGTGATTTTTGGTAGCTCACCGAAAGGAGGATGCCTCCTATGAACAATTTGCGATGCAAAGATAGAAATTAATAAATAATGAAACAAACAATTTAAGTTTTTTAAGTCGTAAAAGTTAAACAATTAACAAAACGACACCTAATAGTTATGAACGGAATAACACCAAGTTTACAGAAGAAAATAGACTACTCCATAAAGGTAATACAGAAAGCTGAACGGCTTGCCCTATCAATGAATGACGAGGGGTTTTGGTTAGCCTTTAGCGGTGGGAAAGATAGTCAAGTCTTGTATCATCTCACCTTAATGGCAGATGTAAAGTTTAAGGCGTATATGAATTTAACAAGCGTAGACCCTCCCGAAGTGATTCGCTTTGTTAGAAAGAACTATCCCGAAGTCAAAATGATAAAGCCAAAGATGAGCATTTATAATATGGCAGTCAAAAAGGGTATATTACCTACAATGCGATTTCGATGGTGTTGTGCTGAATATAAAGAAACGTCAGGAGCAGGATATGTAACGCTAATAGGCGTGAGAAAAGCAGAAAGCGTAAGGCGGTCAAAGAGAGAAATCGTTGAGCGTACAAATGCAAATCCTAAGAAGCGCAAGCAATGGAACTTTGACCAATTTTCAGAACACGAGGAAAGTCTTGTGCAATGTATGGGAAATGGCAAGGAAAAGATAGTTGTTAGCCCTATTCTATATTGGACAGACGATGATGTTTGGACGTTCCTTAACGCTAATAACATAGAACATTGCAGCTTATATGATAACGGGTATAGGCGCATTGGTTGTATATGTTGTCCAATGTCTTCTTTCAAACAGAAAGTGCGAGAGTTAAAAGATTATCCGCACGTCAAAAAGAATTGGGTAAAAGCGTGTGCCAAACTAAAAGAAAAAGGACTTGAGTGCTACGACTCAACTCCTGACGATATGTTTGATTGGTGGATAAGTGGTAAGTCGTACAAGAAGTGGTATGCAGAAAAGTATTTACAACAGAAAATTAACTTTAAAGATGTAACCGAATGAACGGAATAACAATAAACGATAAACAATACATTTTTGTAATATCTGATGAACATTGTGATGGTTGCGCACTTGATAGAAGAAGTTGCGAAATAATTTGTAATGCTGTTTGTAGTGTTGCATTTGGTCCTGACAATATTTATATGGGATTATTCAAGGAACTAAAAGAAGAAAAGTAATATGATAGCAAAAATAATAAAAGCGTATTTTGAGAAACGCAAAGAGAGAAAGCGCATATCAGAGCAATATGCGTTAGAGAAGAAATGTGTGGAATATTTTGATAAATCCGTCCCCCGATGGACGGGGAGTTTGGAAGAATTGATAAGCAGCACCCCATTGTCTGAAAAAGGGATATACTTGCTTGGGAAATTTAAGAAAGATAGTTTTCCATTGCAGGCAGTAAGGCTCCATCGTTCTTGGTGGAATGAACGACCAATGTTATCTTACGGAGATTACTCTTTCCATTCTACGTATGAATGGCTGACCTCAGTTGAGAATTTTCCTAATAAACTGTGGCTTTCTACTGAAGATTATCCACGTCCAACACGTCCCACGTTGCTTTTATGCGAGTATAACTCTGGATATTACGAGGTGGTCGAGTATACAGATAAAACGTGGGTAACAGAGTTATGTTTCCCTGTAAAGCCTACACGTTACTTCGTTCTTGACTTCTTAACTGAAGGTAAATAACATTTAAATAGAGTCTTAATATGAAGAAACTAATTTTATTATCAGTATTAGCATTTGTAGTCAGTTCTTGTGGCTATGAGATTAGAAAGAAGCCAGAGCCTCCTAAGCCGAAGCTGACAAAGGAGCAGATACGGAAGCTGGAATACGAACAAAGGTTGAAAGACTACAATGTACAGTTCTTGTTTGAGTGTAACGGAGTAAAGGTTTATCGGTTCTGTGACCACGGTTGTGATATCTATTTCACAGATGCAAACGGAATGACACGTTATCAATACGCCATAAAGTATATACATAGAGTGCAATCTATTAACACAAAGAAGTAATATGAATAGAGAAATATTATTCAGAGGAAAATTAGAGTATAATGGCAAGTGGATATATGGAGACTTGCTTCAATACGAAAACGGAGACGTAGCCATATTTGGAGAGAAATTGTCGTCTTTTGGCTACGAGTGTACCGAAATGTCGAAAAGAGACCGTGTAATCCCTGACACCATTGGTCAGTACACGGGACTGAAAGATAAAAATGGGAACAAAATCTTTGAGGGGGATATTGTAACCATCGGCAATAATCTAAAAGCTGTAGTTATATGGTTCAACGGCTCATTTAGATTTAAAGATGAGTTGAGCAGCAAGGCAACATATTTCGATGATATAGGAATTATAATGCGGGATTACGATGTACAGGTAGTCAGCAATATCCACGATAACCCGAATTATCAAGCAAGCGTATGAAACTCACACACGCATCTTTATTCTCAGGCATAGGTGGAGCAGAACTCGCTGCCTCGTGGCTCGGTTGGACTAATGTGTTTCATTGCGAAATACAAGAGTTCCAACGGAAAGTTTTAGAGTATTGGTTTTCAAATTCAATTAGTTATGAAGACATTACGAAAACAGATTTCAAAGAATGGAGAGGACACATCGATGTGCTCACAGGAGGATTTCCTTGTCAGCCATTCAGTGTTGCAGGGAAGAGAAGGGGAGCGGAAGATAACCGCTACCTCTGGGCGGAAATGTTACGGGCAATACGGCAGATACAGCCCACTTGGGTTGTTGGCGAAAATGTTGCTGGTCTCCTCTCAATGGTACAGCCCGGCAAAGAGACTAAGCTGGGACGTACAGACGATTTGTTCGACGAGAATTTCATATACCGAAAGGAACAGAAATTCACAATTGAAGTCATCTGTGAAGACCTTGAGCGAGCAGGTTATTCCGTCCAACCGTTTGTTATTCCGGCTTGTGCCGTCGGAGCACCCCACAGAAGAGATAGGGTATGGATTGTTGCGAGACTTAATGCCGACACCGATTGCTGGAGATGCGCAGGGAGGGGCAGCCAAACTTACAAAAGGGAAAAGGCTTCGGAACGGGAAAGTGTATTCCGCAACATTGAAAGACCTTGTGGCGGGCAATATGTTGCCAACTCCGCAAACGCAGGGACTGAAAGTTTGCGACGAAAAAGGCAAGACAGTTTTCATGAATTTGGATTTACTTTCGACTGTAACAGCACAGGTTTTAAGAGGGAACTGCTCGAACAACAGGCACAAGTCAAATCTCACAGACAAAATTGCAGAATTGATGAACCCGACTTCAAAGACTTCCCAACTCAATCCCCTGTATGTAACAGAGATGATGGGCTACCCTTTAGAGTGGCTGACCTTACCATTTCTTTCGCAAAATGGAGAAGTAAAAGCATCGAAGCGTTAGGAAATGCGTGGGTTCCTCAAGTGGCGTTTGAGATTTTCAAAGCTATAGAAGAAACTTATAAGAAAATAGAGTATGAAGAAGATAATCCCTAAACACTGCACCCATCCTATTTGCCATTGTGCAAACGGGGTAGACACGATAGACTGCTGGACGTTCCTTAATGAAAGATTTGAGGAGTGTCCAA